TGATTTAATTCCTTCAATTGCTCCAGCCTCTGTGCGCTCGGGGCTGTGGCCGTAATCAAACATCCAACTAATGAAGCGACTATTGCGGCACAACAGCCCAGCAATATCAACGGCCTTTTCTCCATCCGACTTCTCCTTTGGTGGGACAACCTCATCCTGATCGTTCAGGCGAGCAAGAACCATCATATAGCGTGAGCCCAGCGGGTCAAGGATTAAATCTTTGGGCAAGTCAGATGGATGAATGGCCACCTTGAGGATGTGGCCATTCTTGTCTTGTGTCATTGCAATCTTCACGACCTCACATTGGATCGTGTTCTTCTCTGCCCACTCGGTCATCATGTCCTCTTTGGTTGGCGCTTCCTATTTGCAGTTTTACTGATCACGCGGGTAGGGACGCCGTCAAGGCTCCCAGTGCGTGGAGCGTTTACATGATCCACCTCCTTGCCATCCCACTTCTTCACCTTGCCAGCCTCCATAGCAGCGCGGCGGGCTTTATTGCGTTCGCTTCGGCGCTTGATCTGTTCCGGTGTGCCGCCGTAGTCACGGTATTCTTTTGCAAAGTCTCTTACCAAGTTAAAGCCCTCTTCATTTCTTCATACTGCCAATCCAACTCATTCCAAAGCTTGTTAAACTTGTGCGGCGTCCAAAGTGCGAACTTGAAGTAGTTGTACTCACGTTCGTACATAACCATCCACCGCTCACCATGTTTAAGTGAACGACTTTGGTTGTGACGCCTATCGCATAGCTTGATTAGGGTTGCATCGGGATCATTGCGGATTGCGTGGTATGTTCGGAGGTGTCGCTCCAAACGGTTACGGCCATTTTTGTCAGTCAAGAGATTGACAACATTAGCCACGGGAGCCCCAAACTTATCCTCAATTTCCTCAAGGGTTGTTGGGGTATCTTCGATTATATCATGTAACCAAGCGGCGGCTATAACCTGTTCCGGCTCAAGGATGTTTACATGAGGATCATAGTTGATCATGGCTATCTTGGCCACATCTGCCAAGTGATCCCCAATTTTAAGACAGCCGTGGTCTTGAGATCCGTGTCTCTCAAGAGCAAATGCTGCTGCTGCATTGTCGGCTTTGTCAAGGTTCATGTGCTTTTCTCCAGTGCGGCGCGTGCCGTGGTCTCCTTCAGGCCAGTAGCCTGCCATGCCTCATCAGGCACCTGCTCAGGCGTTATCATCTTGTGAGGCAGCGTAATAATCATGATTTATCCTTCAGCGCGCGGATGGCGGTGGCGTCCCCGCACGGTGCCAGCGTTTGGTTGTTTTGTTTTGCGTAGATCGTTCGGAGCCGCAGCGTTCTCTGCTCCATAGCACTCGCAGCTTCCTCCAGCGTCTCGGCACGGATGAGGGCGATGGCGGCGTCTGCGGCTGTATCCCATGTCTTGCAGCTACGAATCGCGTTCGTTACACGCTTTCTCAGTTCATTGCTCATGTGCGTTTTTCAATTGCTGTAAAAACTCCGAGACACACACGGCAACGATCATCTCCAGCCTCGTGCGCAACTCGTCGCGGTGCCGCCTGACAGATTTTGGGACAAATCGTTCATCGCTCATGTGCGTTCTCACTCAATGGTTTCAAAAACTGTGACCGTGACAACCGGATTACCGCCTGTTGATTCATACTTGGACTTTACCTTGTTGATGGCATCTGCTTTGTTCCCAGCCATCACGATCCCTTTCTTGAACTCATCGCAGTCTAACCAAAGGCCGGGGAACTTTAGCTTTGCCTCATAATAAAACGGGCTCATGTGCTTTTCTCCAGTGCGGCGCGGGAGAGTTCCTGCACCCGCTCAATAATACGCTCCATGACAACCGGGCTCCAGCTGCCGGTGTTGCTGCATGCCGTGTCAATCTCACGCATCGCGACCTCAAGCTTATCAATGCGGTCGGCTTGGTTATGAATATGGGCCGTACAACTGGCGTTATCCTGCCGCGCGGTGTTGAGGTCCGTGAGCGCGTCTGTCAGTTCGCTGTTCAGCCGTTCGATCTCGTCGGCGGTTTCTTTAAACAACTGATTGTTTCGTAATTCTATGTCAGTGGTCCATAGGTTTTGGCTTCTCTCTCGCAGCCTCTCCACAATGTCAGTCATTGGGCTTCTCCTCTGCGAGGGCTGCGCGGGCAATCCTGACGGCTGCTGACAAGTTTTTCGGTTCGTCGCAGTACGGGTAATCGAGTTCTGATATTTCGGCCAGCGCCGCCCTCAGACGTTCGATCTCGGCGTCCTTGGCGCAATACTGTGAGCCACCCTCACCACAAACAATCCCGGTTTTCCCATCAGGGTGAATGCACGCCCATGCTGCGAGGCCTTGGCATTCAGCCCGCAGCCGTTCTATTTCGGCGTAGCAGTCTTTTAGTTCTTCCTTGAAGTCGTCATTCATCACGCGCCTCCAACAGCATCTTCTTGAACCTCTCCAGCAAAAACAGTGTGTCTGCTGCGCTGCCGTAGGAGGACGCAAAATACTCGTTACCGTCCATGTCAATCCCGGCAACTATCGCGTCTTGCAACTCGCCAATGGCACTCTTCAACACTTTGTCAGGGTTTATGTCGTGGGTGGTCAAGCCGGGATATGGAACTATGTTGTCACTCATCACGCTTTCTCCTGCGGAAGGGGGAGGATGATGGCGGGGATAGCGTATGTCTGCCTGCGGCCATCATCACGGATGGTTTTCGCTCCCTCCCACGCATTGAGGGCTGCTGCGATGGCGGCACACATCGCTGCGGTAAAATCTCGGTTTGACGCATTCGTCTTGTAAATGTGCGCGGTGTATTCAGATTTGGCCGCCTCCACTACCTCGGGCGGGATTTGTTCAGTGGTAATGGTCATGGTTTGTCTCCATTTAGTTGACAAAGAATTTCTACCACATCAATACCATGTAGGTCAAGAAATAATTTCTCATCGCCAAACATATGTAGCTCGTCGTGGTGGAGGCGGCACAGAGGTATTGTGTAGTTGTCTCCATTCTTAAGGGATGCAGCCCTCTTGTGCCCCACAGTGCGGAGATGGTGTGCATCCGCAACGGGGTTCTTGCAGATGCAGCAGCCTAGATCTCTGGCTGCCTGCATCCGCTTCTTGGACCTGAGCCTATTAGTTTTCCGCGCAGACAATGGTGGCACCCGCTATATTCACATATGCGTTTAAACGAACAATTGACCCACCATTCACAGTGGCTTGTGTCAGAGTTTCTTCAAGTTTCATGTCTGCGGTTATACCTGTTCTGTGATCCCACAGCCTCACAATCAGCAGGGTTCTATCCGGCACAAGATAAAGAAAACCCCGGAAATCAATCCCGAGGCTTCGGCACACGGCAATGCCACGTTCAATCTTATCGTGGGTAATAAGCCATCTACCCTTATAGTCATTCATAAGGTGATCGTATTTCATCATCCTGCACTTAACTTCAACACCAGATACAATGGTGCCGCCCTTGATGACAAACCCGTCAATATCGGCGGGCTCATCTTTCGGGGTTTCAATAAAATCAAAGTCCGGGTATTTCCCCAAAAAGATTTGAATCGCCTCCATCTCTTGCTGTCGAGTTACTATTCCCTTCGGCGTCAGGATATCCATCCAAAACCTTTTTGGCTTCATTCTCAATTAAATGCTGCATCCCAATCTTGGCCAGAAGAATGAGCGTGTCTTGGTCCATCTCAAATTCTATTGTCGCTGTACCGTCAGGATGGTCTGTCACCTTTGTGACGCTCATACTTATCATAGATAGAGCCTCGCCAATGTGCTGCCCACCTTCTCCACCCTGCTGTAAAGGCTAGATGCCCACTCATACCAAGGCTCGCGCCGCTCTGGACCATAGTAGTCATGTATAAACACGCTGGCTGCCGGGATCCAGCCGCTCCTGTCATCATAATTGCGTAGGGATTTCTTCTTGGCCTTGGCTCGAATGGTGGCCAAGATGGAGCCCCGGCAAATCCCATCCACAAAGAAAATATCCGAATCCCAGATATCAATAGGTTCGCCCTCCTCCAGAATTCCGGGGTTGATATAGCCTGAAGCAAAACAGGGATTCTCCTCATGAGGAACCCCATACCCATAGAATCGAATATCCACAAGCGGCGGTATATAGGCGTAGGTAAAGTTGGCAAGGCATTCAGAGTTATAGATGGAGGATTTAAGTTCCTCCTCTACCTTACTAAACCATTCAAGATTATGTTCGACCGACACAAATTTGCCCGTCTTGAAGTATGGGATAAACATGGTGGTTGAGCCGCCAGAGCCCCACTCAACCATCTTTGTGCCGTCAGGCTTGTTGGCCATGAAGTCCTTGAGGTATTCAATTTCATCTGGATCCAATCGAGGTTCAAGCATCTTAGCCTCCTTCTGATGTGTCAATTTTAAACGCCTGTCCCGGTGTCACGCTAATCCATGTATCCATGACTTGGTGCCCACTACGATACGAACGAACACGGATCTTGTTTACACCACGCGGCACAACAAAGTTATAGGCGGTAGCAGCGGACGCTGGGAGCGTGGCCGAAACCAACGCCCCCAGCATCACAGCCCCCACGCTGCGTTTCGTTATTTTATTTTTAGCACTCAAAATATCTCCTCCTAAAGAAGGGCCCGCCATCACGTTATTGGCGGGCGCGTCCTGCATTGCGGGGTCATAGGCCATAGAATTGAACATCTGAAAGATCCAACACTAAGCTTTTTCCAACAGGTCGGAAAGGAATGCCTGTCGCGGGAAAAGGAGGAAACCCCACAGGCCCTACGCTTCTAGCGTAGCGTCTCAGTTAAAAAGGAACTTCGTCGTTCAGGTCAACATCGCGTCCCCGAACCTTGGCAGAAGCATCGGTGCGTGCCTCCTTGATGCGGATAGATCCGCTCAAAAACTTCTCGCCGCCATTGGACGGCGTGGTGGACCACGCATTCATCCAGTATTCCTTACCATCCTGATCGGTAAAGGTGCCGTTGAAATCGGCGTCCTTCTTGCCATCGCGCTTCTTGTTGTTACGGAAAAGCACGAAGCGGTTAGTATTGTCGTATTCAGCCATTACTGGGCTCCTATAAGTTGTTTCTTTCGATCAGCAAACGCCAACCGAATCCTTTCATAAACATCTGGCTTTATTTTCTTGGCCCAATCAAGCATGTTGATATTGGCTTTCCAATAATCCACCAGACTATCCGTATTGCGCGGCACAATGAGGGCTGCAATAATCAACTCCTCATATGACGCCCAATCGAATTCCTTTGCCTCGCTAGAGGACGATACCTCCTGCCGAGCCTGAAGATGCACCTCCAGCTTGGGCTGATCCACGGGCACCACCACCGCCGGAAGATCCCCCACCATTGGGATTTTGCGTGGCCGCGTTCCCATCGTCATCCTCCTCCGAGGCTACTGCGCCAATCGCGCTGAGCGTATAGCGACGAGCATAACTAATTGCACTTCCGATTGACTGCATTTTGTTTACATCACTTGGCAGTGGAAACCTCCACACCATCTCTTCTCCAGAGGAGTGGATAAGCCTAGTCTCAAGGTGAAACCCCGCATCAATGTCAACAGTCGGGGCTTGAACAACAGAAATCCCGTGCTTTGTGAAAACTGGAATAACTGCATCTCTCACTGCCGACAGATCCGCATACCGACTACGAAAATGCGGGTTGGTTTTGTTCATCGCCACGTTCTGGCATTCGGCCTGTGCCTTAGCTAGGGCTGTTGCCAAGTTCTTCTTGATATTGTCTGCACCAGTTGGCGACCATGCAATAGTTTCCTGCACATCGTACAGGTGTGCCGGGACGGCGTTCAACCCTGTGTCCAGATCCACATTCTTCAGCATGTTGTTTGGCGTTGTCTTCTTGGTCATGTAGCTTAATGGCGGATTTCCGCCCCTCCTTCATAACGGCCCACGTTTCACCTCGTAGCCACCGCTCCTGATCTGTACAATATGGGAGTGGCGAGCCGCTGTCAACTAATTTTTTAGCCTCTTGATGATCCCTTACACGATTGTGAACAAAGTGTCCTTGGTCCTCAAGTGTCCACAGCGGAATATCCACCGTAACCACCTGTGATTGGGGATAGTCGGGCTTAAGTTCTGCCTGTTTCCGCTGCCAATCGCGCAACACAGCCACAATCTTAAGCGACCTTATGTTGCGCCCGTGTACCAGAGTTGACAGAAACGCATAGCAGTTAAGCTGTTGAATCCATTCAATTTTATCCTCCATAACCGAATACACAGAGGTTATTTTGTAGTCGTTGATTTCCCATGTGCCGTCTGCGTTTTCGATCTGCAAATCCACAGCGCCACTGATCTTCCACCCATTGATGGTGGCAAACAAACGCTCCTCCACAATGTGGCCCGGAATATTTTTCGACCCCTTTTCAAGGATCTTATGCACTGCCGTGCCAAGCAGCGCCGGAACCCTGTCCACAACATCAACCGTAAGGTTGTGGGAATTTAATTCTTGTAGTAGGACTATCCTAGGCGAAGAAATAAGTTGCGTCACCGAGAGAACCGAATCGCCCCTGTCATATTCGTCATCCTTCACGGCGGCGACTATGACTTCCGGAAGATTAAACTTATTTGTTATTTTCATGTGCCGGAGAATATATGAACATCCTACCTCAGTCAACAATAACTTTTACAATCGACGGCGAGCCCGCATCAAAGTCCAACGGTAGGCGATGGACGGGCAAGTATTTAATCAAATCACAGAAGGCCCTGAACTACGGGGTTATGTTTAAACAGCAATGCCCCCTACTAGAGCCACTAATGGAGGGGGATTTAAGGGTAACGATCCGCATATGGTACGCCTCCCGCCGCCCAGACCTAGACCCATCCCTGATCTTCGACCTCATGCAGGGGTGCATCTATTCAAACGATAGGCAGATCAAAGAGCAGCATCTCTATTGGGGATTAAACAAGGAGAACCCCCACTCCATCATTACGGTGGAGCGGATGTGATGAATGCCGAGGAGAAAAAAACTTATAATAAGATTAATGAACAAAGGCGTTATACGGGAAGCTTTGAAAAAAAAATTACCCGTCTTTTGATGAAGGCCAAAAACAGAGCAAAAAAATATAATCGTGAATTTGCCATAACGCTGAAAGATTTCTCTCCGGTATCTCACTGCCCACTTCTTGGGATACCCCTTAACTTTAGCCACAGGGGTCGGGGCGCGGCACCAGACTCGGCCACCATCGACAGAATAGATCCGTCAATGGGTTATGTGCCGGGAAACGTTTGGGTAATTTCTTTCAAAGCAAATTTAATAAAAAGCAACGCCACCCTTGGTGAGCTTGAAATGATTGCCGCCAACCTACAGACAAGGATGGGGCTATGAACGATAGATCAGAAAAAAATAGCAACTACTCCCTATTGTTTACACTGCCCGACTCAGTGTTGCAGCCCGAGAGGGTGTTGTGGTTACATGTAATGGCGCAGGCCCTGATTGACGCATCGTCAAGAAACAAGGAACTACGCAAAGAAACCGCTGAATGGGTGGAATCGGAGGACTTTGAAATCGTGTGTGGTATGGCATCGTTGTCATTAGAGCATATGAGGCATGCGTTTAATGCAACCCTCGCAGACAACAACCTAAAGCGCGCATTCAAAAGAGCTATGGATTTCAGGTTCATGGTGAGAAGTTTTGTGGAGTCACATACGGGTGATATCGACAAGAATAAGGGTGTTGCCCTATCCACCTAGACTGTGCTAGATTGGTGATCTGCTACGTTGACGGTCAACGGTGGGGCGTGGCAGCCTACCCCAACCACGGGATTTGCCAAGGGGGTGCCGCAGTCCGAAATGCAGAAGCGGGGCAACTGGCGCGACACATGCGCTCGAAAGTGGCTGCAAAGCATAGCTAGGTGTCTAAGCTGTGCCCTACCCCTGCGATATAGCTGGGGAGGCGGAACAATCTTGGTGCAATTGTGCCGGGATTGTCAGCCTGTTGTCCTAGCTTAATTAAAAAAATAATCGTTGACCACACTTCTCTAAGTGTGTTAGCCTTTCTATTGTCCTTAAGGAGGATTTGATGATCAAAGATCCAAAACCCGGAAGCAAGGAAGCTGTCGAGGCTGGCTGTAATTGTCCCGTTTCCGACAACCACAACGGCGAAGGCATCCCACTTACAAACCCCGAAACAGGGGAAATACAGCGCGCCTACTGGATGATGAGCGATTGCCTCCTTCACGGCATAACCGAAAAGCCCCTCATCTCACCCACCAAAACTCCTTAACGCCATGTTGTCCAATCAAGAACAATGGTTGGTGAACCACACAAAGAGTGGGCAGCATCGCTCCACTTGCCCTTGGTGTTCGCCTACACGTAAAAAGAAAACTGAAACCTGTTTATCCACCAATCGTGACTCAACCTCAATCAAGTATCAATGCTACCATGCCGAGTGCGGCGTCCACGGGCTGGTGAGATTGGTTGAGGGTGGGGCGCACATCATAAAGCTGAACCAGCAAATGAAAACCCCGCAAACATCCAAGTTGCTATCGGATTTTGATGGCATTGAAGATCGCCACCTTGATTGGCTCACCACACGCGGCATATCCTCCAAGACGGCACACGCCTATGATTTGGTGGGATGTGACATTGGTGGCCAAGCTGTGGTTGGGTTCCCATATTTCAACCCCGAGGGCGGGGTGGTGGCAGTAAAGAAGCGTTACACAGGAGAGAAGAGGTTTTCCTGCGAGGGATCCCCTAATTCATTCTTCGGTATCCGGCACATCAAGAAGGGTGATGACCTCATCATTGTTGAAGGCGAGATGGATGTGCTTGCTATGGCAGAGGTTGGAATAAAGGCGATAAGCATCCCCAATGGGGCCTCAATGAAGCTTACTGAAGGGAAGATCGACCCGGCAGAAGACACGAAGTTTAAATTTCTCTGGTCGGCAAAAGAGTATATTGACGCAGCCAAGCGAGTGATCATTGCCACCGATATGGATGTGCCGGGTGAGGCGGTCGCAGAAGAGCTTGCGCGTAGGGTGGGCAAGGAGAAGTGCTGGAGGGTGAGGTTCCCTGACGGCATCAAGGACACCAATGAACTGCTACTCAAGCAGGGCAAGGATGCCGTTAGGAGGGCCACTGAGGGGGCAGAGGCTTGGCCTGTTGAGGGGCTCTATGACGCCAACCATTTTGAGAAGTCGGTTTGGGAGTTGTTTGAGAAGGGTATAGGGAAGGGCGAGTCAACTGGATATGCCGGTGTGGATGAAATCTACACCGTTGTGCCGGGTCAGGTAACTATCGTGACGGGGATACCATCGTCTGGCAAGTCAGAGTTCATTGATCAGGTCATGGTGAACATGGCCACAGCGAGGGGGTGGAAGTTCGGCATTTGTTCTTTCGAGAATGAGCCGCGTTTACACATCTCCAAGCTTATATCTAAGCGCGTTGGCAAGCCATTCTTCAAGGGCTTCCACGAAAGGATGGATGAATATGATTACCGTGCCGCCTACACATTCGTTCAGGAGCATTTTGCGTTCGTGCATCAGGATGACGGTGGCCTTACAGGTCTTGATAGCATTCTGGACAGGCTGCGTATTGCTGTGTTGCGTTATGGCATTCGCGGTGCTGTTATTGACCCCTATAATTTCATTAGTCGTGATGCTCGCAATTCGTCTGAGACCGAATGGATTTCAGACATGCTCACGAAGGTGAAAGCATTCGCGATGGGGCACGGGATCCACATCTGGTTTGTGGCACATCCGACCAAGCTTCAGCGCAATGCCGATGGCCGCATCCCTGTTCCGGGTGGCTACGACATCTCGGGATCGGCGGCGTGGTTTGCAAAGGCCGACTGCGGAGTGACTGTTCATAGAGAAAAGGAGGACCCCCATGTGGCTCAGATCCATGTTTGGAAGTGTCGGTTTTCATGGGTTGGCAAACAGGGTCAATCGAACCTTATCTATGATATCGCTACGACTAAGTATCGCGAGATGCAACAGGATGATCAGTCGTTTGAAGCGCGAGACAAGGGAGAATTCAAACTATGAGCGATGACAAGGTGGTGAATTTTCCCGGCACAAATGGTCCCGAAAAGACACCAGAAGAGAAGCATGTTACCGCTGATGATGTGCTGAAGGCGGCGTTGGGAAAGTTTGAGGATGTGGTGTTGATTGGTATTGGGCCGGTTAACTCTCAATGCATCTCCACCATTCATATTGAATTGGCGGTCTATGAATTGTCGCGAGCCATCCACCGCATCCACGACAGACCTTCGGGATCGGTGTAGGGTGTGGCCGGGTTCCGTAAGGATGGAAGCGTGGACCTTAGACGGCTTCCCAAGATCGTGGAGAGGCCGCTGATGAGGCATGGCGCTGATGGTCAGGCAACCCAGCTACTCCACACTGAGCCAGCGGAAAAACCCCCCACTGAACCAATTCTTGAAATCGACACTAGACTTCGGGGTCGAGTCAGGTTAGAAACAATTATACATGAGGCCTTGCACTTAGCCTGTCCTTGGATGATGGAGCCGGTAGTGTTGAAGGTGGCGCGATATGTGGCTATGATCGTGTGGCATTTGGAATATAGAGATAAGGATAGTGAAGATGGATATGATGCTTGATCGTTATGCTATTGCTCCAGCCGCTGAAACAATGTCCGAACCTTCTATGATAGGAAGCAGCCTTGATCGACGGAAAATTATGAAGGCGGCCTCGGATCTTATGGATGGGGAGAGGGCGAAGGATTATGGTGACGCGCTTGAGATGCATCGGCGGATTGCCGCTGGTTGGTCGGAAATTTTGGGTGTAAACGTGAAGGCCCATGAGGCTGCGCTTTGTATGGCGTGGTTGAAGATTGCGCGGCTGGTAGAGAAGCCGGATCATGAAGACAGCTATGTTGATTTGGTCGCCTACGGCTCATTGGCCGGTGAAATACAGGCGAGGGATTCCGCAAAACGCGGATAGCACGGCCCGTGCTTAGGGTGAGAGAATGATCGTTGTTTAAATGAGGTGGGGCTCTATCGCCCGGTTCTACACACATACCCAATAACTTAGGCCGGGGTTTCCCCCGGCCCTTTTTTTAGTGAAGGTTCTTGTCGCGGTCTGTTCGGTTATTTTTTAGCGCCTTCTCCACCTCTGCCTTGACAACCTCCATGTCGGTGGCCTCCATCACCTTTTTCATGGCGTCGGAGTTCATGCCCATAGCGAAGCCAAGGAAGTCGGGGCCAGCGGCAGCATAGGCGGCATGGAGTAGATCATTGCCCACCACGTTGTTGGCAACCGCTGCCATCACCGCATCAATATTGGTAATGTTGAGACGGCTATTTTTGTCAAGTCTTTCCTGTTCAACCGCAAGAATGGTGAGGAGATATCCAAGGGCTGACCCCTTGATTTCGATTGTGTAAACGGTGTTAAGCATTTTCATAATAGCATCTTTATTCATTTCATTTTCTCCGTGGGAATTGGCCCCGATCACCATTAACCGGGGCCCTGCACTTAAAATGTGGTGATCGTCCAACCCAGCCAAGCTTCAGGGTCAACGCCCTCCTTGTCCAGCCAGACCACCTTGTCCTCCACCTCCTTTATGGAGAGAGTGGCGGGGCGGCTCTCGCCATATTCATCAGCCAAAATCAAACCCCTTCCAGCCAGCGGCTGGTCCATTCCTTTAAGCTGGAAATACTCTTGTTCAATCTTGCTCTTCATCAGCCCCTCATCGTCGAGGGTGAGGAAGTGGCTGGCTCCCACTTGCATAACTGTGATCACCTCCACCTGCAGGATCTCATAGAGATCATCAAGGCTGGCATCGGTGTCAATATCGGACACAGTGCGTGTAAACGGGTTGATCAGAATGGCTCGCATTGGGTTCCTCCTACTTGCGGTATGGGTCATCAACATGTGGCGCAGATCGCGCTCGGGGATTGATACGACCTTACCCATCACATGGCCTCCCCTAACAGCTTGATGAATTTGCGAGGCAGGGTCACGTCAAAGTCGAACCCTGCCTCGTCGTCCTCGGCGCGTTGCAGACAGGCGTACTGCTCGCCTGTCCGGGTGTTGACGGACAAGCGCCACTGGCGCAGGTCACGCTTGGGTGAGCAGTCCATGAAGATGTGGTCGATCCACTCGCCGTTGTCGTTGGAGCATTGCCAGATGAAACCCATCACTCGGCTCCAGTGCGTGTAAACGGGTTAATAAGAATGGCTCGCATTGGGTTCCTCCTATTTGCGATATGGGTCATCAACGTAAAGAAGTATGCAGACAAAGGCGGTGATCATCAAAAAATATGTGAGGAAGGTCATGCTGCATCCTCACTGGCGGGCTGATACGGAAGCCAATCCTCAAGGTATGGGGGTTCGCCATTATCATAGTAGGCGACGATTTCCACGCCTGTCGGGCCAGCGATAAGCCTCACAATTACGCCCCCCACATTTACCGTGCATCCTGCGGGAGCATCGAATTCGCTATTGGGAAGCTTTGTCATGCTTCTTCCTCCTTATCCTTGGTGAACAGAATCATTGTCGGCAGCACGTACTTCTCCATCGAGACATGCTCCGCATGACTGATCCGATACACGTCTGGCAGCGGTATGCAGCCCATCTCCCTGCACACCTCAATGGCGTGAAGCTTCGCCTCCCTCATGTTGCGGTCGCGGAACGTGTAGCCGTAGGTGATGGTATCGTTGTCTTTTGTAACGTCTAGCAACATTGCCCAATAGCTATTCATCATCACAGCTTTCCTCCCATTACTTCTTTAAGCGTTTGCGTTGTCCATACCGTCTGAATTTTCAGAACGTGATAATGGTAATCAAATGAATCATGCAGGGCCTGTGCGTGAGTTTTGGCCTCGCCTGACGTTTTAAATCGCGGATCGGTGTACATGTTTACGGAAGCCCCGTGGGGCACGACATACCACATTCTAGTTCTCCTTCGTGAGCGGGATTGCCCTCACGCCGCCCGGTTGACCGGACGGCGGTAGAGTTTCCCGATTTGTGACAGGAAGCCGTGTTAGCGGCGGTTAATGTAGGCTTCGCGGGACTGCTCGATTGCGATACGAACCTGATTGGTATCGGCCACCTCAAAGTCGAGGGCCTTCTGCAATTCGAGAAGGGCCTTGCCGGTTGACACAACATAGGGCAACAGGTAATCGGCGGCATTGTCGTCAACGCATGAGATGGCTGCACGATAGTTGCCGTATGCGTGGCACAGTGCCTTGATGAATTTAGGGTCCATTGTAGTTCTCCTTGTTTAAACGTCTAGCGGGTTGTTGAAGTCTGTTTCGTCATTGAGGACGGGGCGGCTCACCGCCACTCCCATGCGGCGCACCAGTTCCTCCATCTCCTCCACGGTATCGCCGCAGAGGAAAGGATTGCTGTGCCCAGTGGGCTGTCCGCCGTCGTTATAGAACACCTCGCAGAGATGTAGGAGGGTTTCTTCTCCATCAGCGATGCGAACAAGGCGGTGATTCCAAATCATCTTAGTTCTCCTTTTTCCAAGTGAAGTTGAGATTGCCATCTGCGAAACAATCGTCGTGGAATCGCCACGCATCGCATACAGCGCAACCCTCCAGATATTCCTCGCAGCGGTGGCCAAACATGCGGCGCGTGTAAACATACGATACGATATGATCCAGATTGTCCTTGATCCAGTAGCGCATCCGCGCCTCCTCTTTTTTGAATTTGAAACCCCGGCAACCCCGTAGGGGGGGGGGCTCACGCCTCTTCCCCCCGGCCACCGTATTGCTTGACCATTCGCTCCAGCCATACCTCGGGCTTCTTGAACTCATCAGTCTGGAACACTGGCGGCACGAATAGAATCTCGCCATCAAACCATTGAGCGAGAAACTTGGGAGCAAGCCTCCTCCAATCGTCTACATTACTGAGCGGCCATCCTCCACCGCATCCAAAGGTGGATTGCAGGAGCCTGTAGAGCATCCCACGGCTCACGCCCCCGCTGCTCACCTGAAAGGCTGCGCGGGCTAGATCCAGAGGGCTGCTTTCCAACTGAAACCAAGCGGTTGAGCCATCAACCCCACGCCCGTAAGACAGGCCAGCACCTAGCCAGATAGTCACGGGGCGCAGCGAGGAAAGGATGCGGGCTAGCGCCAGAATAGCTGTGCCGCGCGTCACCAGATAGTCGGCTGGTATGCCGCCGCTGGAGGTGAGATCTATGCAGATAGTGAGGGGGGCGGCAGCGTCAGCAGTACGGCGGCGCTGCCTCATATCCATAGGCTGACAAGCAAGCATGGCGGGGACGTTAGGAACACCGCCAGCCACGTCATCGAACACCTTGTAGCGTGAGGTGGGGAAATCGAATTTGTCCTCCAGCAGCGCCAGCATTTTGTCGGATTGTGGGACGGTGGAGAGGTCGCCCGTCTCGAATGACTTAAAACATTCCCCTCTGCCCACGCCCACCCATGAGGCGAGCCATCCCCCATCATCGCAGATTGGCTCGCACTTCTCGCGGGTCTCGCGCTGGCTTTCAAGCTTCGCGCATCGCATGCGCTTGCCATTGATTGTTGTGACGGTTTCAAACATTGATATGCTCCATGTTACGGGTTGAGGTGAATAGGTGGGGGCGTTTACACGCCCTCCACAATCTTGCGCTGCTCATCAGACAGGGGGGCGAGGTAGGTGAGGTTTGCGGCTTCATCTTCAGTGAAGCCGCCAGCGATGTAGGCCGCTCCTGCCGCCGTGTGGCGCGTGTCAATGCCCAGTTTGAGGCCAGCAGCCTTGGCACGGGCACGGGCAGCTTGTACCCGCACCGCAAACCTCACGTTGCCGCAGAAGGCTTGCTCCAGCGCCGGGTCTATATCCCACCGCAGTTTAGCGGGGAATCGTGAGAGGAAGGCGGCGTCGAGCTTGTTGCGGCCTATGTAGTCGTTGGTCGCACCCAGTCCCCAAGTGTTCGCACCGCCGATAATGATGCAATCCTTGTGACGCTCAACAAAGCGGCCATCCGGCAGCGTCATGTAATTATTGGCAAGGGGCCCGTTGAGCGACAGCGTGGGGTTTGTTTCGTAGCTGTCGATTTCATCCATCTGGATGACGCCGCCATTGATGAAGCAATCCACGAAAGCGGTCGAGTGATACTTACCGTGCCCATCCACGAACCCCATCACCTCATGCGCCATCGCCAGTGTGCCCATGACGTAGAAGTCAAGGCCTAGTGCCAGTGCCAATGCGCGTCCGGCGTGAGATTTGCCGGAAGATTTTTCCCCCATCACCCAAACATTAGGCACATAGCCGTTCGCGGCGCGGCACGTCATCATGCGAAGCAGCGTTGCGAACATGGGATGATGCAGCCCCTCCACCTTGACGGGCTCCATGCCCTGCCGCTCCAGTTCAATACGCACCGTGGGGATACCGGCCAGAGCAGTGTTGATTTGATCCGTGACGATAGCCCGCACCGTGTCCTCGCTCACGGCATTGGCCAGCACCCGGTTGAAGGCGTCAGCCAGTGCATTACCGGCGTTGCCTCCTGCCTTAGTCTCGACCTTGGTTTCGGCCTGCCCGATCGTTTCGGCCTGCTGAGATTTGCCAGCGTCGAGCCCCTCCACCACCAGCGTGCCGTCGAGGTGAAGGCGGCGCAGATTGCGGGTTGCGGTGTCGGCCTTATCGGTGGGGATCGTCACGGACAGGACCGCGCCAGCGTAGATGCTTGCTGCGCGGGTTTTCCCAACGCCGGGAATATATTGCACGTCACGTAGGAATGCGTCGAGGGTAGATGCGGCGCTGCCGCGCTTGATATTCACAAGCATTTTAGTTCTCCATGTTTAAACATTGCATTGATTAGTTGACCCCGGAATTGAAACTCCGGGGCCCAGCGGCGAGCGTGATCACTCGCCAGCCTCATCCTCTTGCACAACCATCTCGCAGCCTGCGGGGGATACGGGAACACCGTGAGCCAACCACTTCTTTGTGGTCCGGACGGTGTAGCCGGTCTCAGGGCAGACCAGCTTGATCATGCGGGTGCCCTGTTTCTTGCGCTGCGAGGGGTCAACGGCGGCGTGAGGATAGGCCCCCAACATGGGCAGCACCTCATCCTCCAGCCATTGGCGGGTGTCGGGCCCCGGCACAGCCTCGGTGGCCTTGCCAGTCAGGCCAAGCGCAGAGCAGAACGCTTTGAACTTGGGCCCATGTCCATCCTCAACCCCCACCGCCGCGTGGCCCACCTCATGGAGCAGGGTGCCAAGGGCATCGAGCGGGTTTTCAATCGTCGGGCTCACAAAAACCTCGGTATTGCCCGCGCTGCTTGCTGCCGGAGCGATACAAACCCCCAGTATTTTCTTGCCGCCCCTTGAGCCGGGTGCAAATCCGCACCCAACCTTCAGTTTTTCGGGCGGGCTATATCCTGCGTCAGCCAGACGGCGAGCCATCAGGCCCACGGCGTGGCCCAGCCATCCTTCGCGCGTATCATGCATCTGTTCCATATTCGTTCTCCTCGGGTTTGCTAGTTTGGGGGTTCAGGATGCGGCACGTTTACACGGTGCCGCAGGTCTGAGCCTCAATGTTCGGGTTCGGGTTCGATGCCCTCAAGTTGCGTCACCCACTGCCAATAGCCGAGCCTTGTCTCGCCATCTGTTGCTGACCTTATCCAATCGGCAACTGGCCATTCTGGATGTTCGCCCCAATGGCCCCCGTTTTTTTCTTTGAGTAATTCTAGTTTTCCCAAGGTTTTCAGTGTCGTTCTCCGTTGCTAGAACCAAGCGGCGGTTTATTCCGCCGTTTGGCGCTAGCAGCGCGCCGGGCAGTTAAGCCGCCCGGCTGCTGCAAACGTTTGGCTCCGTTAAAGCACGGTGGCCTTGCTCTCTCCCCGCATGATGTGGGCCAGTTCTGGCATCCGCAGCACCGGTTGGAGCGGTGCTGCGTTTGCATGCTGGCGGCGTGTCAGGCCGCGCCGGGCTCATGGCCACTGGCATGCGATGGTGGAATAAAGGCCCGCCGTTCGCCATTGCGCTGCACCATGATGTGCAGCCGCGCCGGGTTCAGGCGGTGGGGAGGTGTTCACATCCACCGGGTGCTGGTTTCGGCCAGCGCCCCGGATGCCGCTCTGCGCCGCTCCTGTGGGATGTGTCGTTGTGGTTTGAATAACGGGGTCGCTTACTGATATGGCCTAGGGCCGCCCCGGCCCACGCTTCTCTAAGGTGGGCATAGCTTCCCCGGCGCAGCCCGTAGGCTCCGTGGAGAAGGGATGAACGATGTAAATCAGCAAGTAGTGATCCGCCAATGCCGGGAGAGAGAGGGGCTGTCAATAGCTGATCAAAAATTATTTTTATGTTGTGATGTTTCAATGGTTTACACAGCATCCGGAGCAGTTCTGATTGTGGCACAATTGTGGTGTGGCATTGAGAAACTGAATTAAAGATTCCCAGACTCAGCCAGTGTTGTCCCAGATCCTGAATGGTTTCCTAGGTTGTATGAGGATTTCAGGGATATGTAAAAAGGCTTGGCCGAATCAGTGGTGAAGGCGTGTAAACGGGGCGAGTGTTTCGGGCGGCACGGTGCTGCGTGTTACCATAAGGTCAAGGTAAAAAATGAAACCCCGGAAAGCCGCCCGGCGACTGAGGGGATTGGAGCGCAGCATGGATGACAAGACACACTCCCTCACAGTGATCAGTGGAGGGAAGGACAGCACAAAGAAAAGGACAGGCAAGGGAGGAACGCCCACCGGGCTCACGGAAAAGCAGGAGGCATTCGCGCAGAGGCTCAGTGAGGGGCTCACGAATAGCGAGGCCTACCGGGCTGCGTACGACACCAGTGGGATGGCGGCACCCACAATCCATAGCGAAGCGTCAAAACTGGCGGCTAGCCCCAAGATCAGCACCCGACTTCATGCCCTGCTCATCGAAAAGAAGGCGAAACACAATGTGCTGACGGTTCGGCAGGAGGATCGGGTCTGGCAAAACGTGTGGCGATTGGCTGAAGGTGTAAACGTGCCGCCTGCCGTGCAGCAATCGGCGCTGGCATTGGCTGCAAAAATGGCTGGCATGCTCACCGACCGGGTCGAGGTTAAGAACGAAATGGTGGACTCAAAAAGCATTGAAGCTGAATTACTCCAACGTTTACAAAAGCTTACGGGCTGACATGCGCTAATTGACAATTGCCGCATGCTCAATGCAGCGATCAGAACGTGTAAACGCCACCGATTCGGGGCATAGAATAGTGGAACGCGAGAGGCACCCGGTGGGGGTGGCAGACCCCCCGCAGCGAGATCGGGAGTCACATACTGTATACATATTATTCCCCTCTCCCGATTACCTTTATTTTACAAAACCTTAGCCTATTCAAAACCACCCCCGGGGGCTTGATTTCTTTCCACAAATCGTTTAAATATAGGCCCCCGGTATATTTGCAAAATTTAGGAAAACCTCATTGTGACTGCTAAAAGATCTTTTATTATCAACGACCTACCAAAAAAAAGATCAGATGCCATTTCACTTCACTCCGCCTTCTACTACACGGGGATGCCCTGCAAACGGGGGCATATCTCACCCCGCAGAACGTCAGGATCGAAATGCCATAAGTGTCACGCGGAGAATAATGCCCGCACAGCCCGAACGCCCAAAGGAATTATTCGACATCGTGAGGATGTGAGCCGATGGAGATCAACCCAAAAGGGGAAGATGGCGTGCCGTCAAAAAAGCTCAAATAGGCGAGCCATGAAGCGAAACGCCCTCCCTCAGTGGGCCAACATAGTGAGGATCAACGAATTCATTGCCCACTGCCCTCCCGGCTTTGATGTTGATCACATCCTCCCCCTAGCGGGCCATTACGTATGCGGCCTTCATGTCCTTGAGAACCTTCAATACCTTCCCAAAGCTGATAACTGCTCCAAACACAACAAGGTGGATCCCCTCACCCTCCTCCACACTGTATGCCCACTCCCGGGACACCGTACCTACATGCATATCTGATATGCATTTATCACATACCTCCTCTAATCTCTTCGGGGTTTCTTCACAATGATTTAAAATTGAGGAAATATTTCTCTCTTCACTCATCTCCCCCATCAAGGATTTAAACATGGTATCTCCCCTAAAGCCTAGCGCCACCCCAAGGGTGAGTATTTTTTCAAAGAATGCTCGCGCCAAAGTGGATGCCACCATTGCCGCTGCCAAGGCTGCCAAGGCCAAGGTGGGGGAAATCAAGGATAGTGGCGGCGGTACTGCGCCCGCGCCGAGCCGCTCCATCTCCACCTTTGGCAACAAGGTTGGAACCCCGCGTGGGTATGTAGACAAGGCAGCCCGCGACAAGGTTGACGAGGCGATGCAGCCCGTGGCTGAAATCGGCAAGGAACTTCCTTATTTCATTCCCGGCCCCGGAGAAGTTATTGGCGCTGCGCGTCTTGGCGGGAAGGCGATTGAGATTGGTTCTGCCATTGCTCGTCGCTTCGGTGGAAAAACGGCGGCAAAGATTGCCGAGACAGTCGCTGAGAAGGCGGTTCCCAAGGCTCTGGAGTACAAGCCAGCAGGAACAGATTTTGCCAAAATCAATGCCCGCCGCGATGCAGTGTCTTCAAAGGTTCTAAGTGGAGGCAAGACAGCGGAAAAAGGTGCCGTGATGACCAAGGGCCGTCAGAAATTGATGGACACTTTGGAGAAGTCGCGTCAGGCTGGTGCCAAGGCCCGCAATACATTCCGTAAGGACAGCGGCACACTCTCCTCCCGCGTTGACAAGGCCACCGCCACCAATCCGTCCACCCCCCGTGATGGCGAGAAGTTCGGGGCCCTTGTCAAGAAGGGCGACAACCTTCCTGCCAAGCAGGGAACCCGGGCCGTGACGCCGTATAAAGAGGCGTCCAAGGGCGTTACCAAATATAAGGCTCCCGGTGGTGCAGTCGCCAACTTCGCCTCCAAGGTGGGGGATAAGGGCGCGGGCAGCCGTCTTGGAAGCGCCCTGAAGTATGGCGCTGTTGGTGCTGCCGTTGGCGGTGCTGGATATGGCCTCTATAAGGGTGCCGACAAGCCAAAAGCCGAGCAGGCTTCTCGCGGAATTACTGGTGGCGACCTCCGAATGACACCCGATGGCCGCTCTCCCATTGGCATCAACCGCTCCAAGCTCACCAAGGATGGTAAAGCTCTATTTGATAAAAGGCAGGGTCAGACCGCTAAAAAGACCGTCACCGCCAAGGCTCCGGGCAAGGCCACCAACAAGTCTCGGGCGGCACCCAAGAAGATGAATGCTTTTGAGCAGATGAAGCAGCGTCAGTATGAGAAGGAGGGTGGCTCTAGGGGCCCGATGACTTCTTCCGGTGCCAAGGCTCAGGTGCAGAAAGAACGCGCCTATAAGTTTAAGGATTTGTTTGGCAAAAAGAAATAATTCATTTTGCGGCACAATTAAAGGGGGAGATTTTCTCCCCTTTTTTTATTGACTAATGCCCCGAAAATATTTAATTAACGCTCAATGACCCACCCACTCGACGAAGCCGCACAGCGCGCAGCCCGTAAGATGAAGATCCTTCTCCAGCACAAAGTGCTTGAGCTTCTCCTCCATGACATGGTGGCGGTGCAGGGGCTTTCCTCCACCAGAGATATTTTGCTCTGGTGGCACAAACGTCTCGACGAATTTTAACAACGATGGAGAAGTGGATGAAAAAGCACTTAGGAGTGCTTGCGCTATTGCTTTGCTCGACCATTCTAATGGGCATGGGCAGTCAATCCGTACAGAATATTGTTCGGGCAGAGGCAGCAAGGCAGGGTGTGCCGGTTGGATTGGCACTAGCAGTGGCCAAGCATGAAAGCGGGTTTAAATGTAATTTGATTGGAAGGGCGGGGGAACGCGGCGTGATGCAGATCAAGCCCTCCACCGCCCGTGGGATTGGATATAGGGGGTCTGCTTCCGGTCTATCAAATTGCGCCACCGGCATTCATTGGGGCATGATATATTTGAGGATGGCCTACAGGAAGGCTAGAGGCAACACCTACCTTACTGCAATCCTATATAATGGCGGTCTTGGATCCAAAAAAACACGGAGTAGTTATGCCGAAGCCCTCCACAAAAAAACCCACGTTAAGGCAACGCGGAAAGCAACCAAAAGAATTATTGGAATCCATGATTTTGGGCGTGACAGAGGAAGGTGAATGTGTTTATATTCACACGTTCGACGATGATATTCAGGCCCTAGAATTTATGGAAACGGCAGCCGCAGGACTAAGGGCTGAAATTCTTAGTTCAATGTTTAAGAGGTCGGTAAATTGAAAGAAGTGGATACCGAAGACAACTTTGCCTACTGGCTTGCGAGGGCCAAGAAGGGTGGCAAGGTTGTTTATTTTGATGGATTTCTGATGTATGAACGTCAGAAATGTGTGATGGCGGGGTTTGATAAAACTGAATTCCCGCAGAAAATTAAAACTGCAATGGCAGCATGGAGAGCATATCTTGAAGGCAAGCTGGTCTTGGTCCAGAGGAAACGCGACAATGGCGAATATGAATACATCGCAATCAAGAGCTAGGGTCATTGAAACCCGGTATGTGTGGGGGCCCACCGTTGAGTCATGCATGAATAAGGCGCAAGCCATGTGCCAATATTGGGCGTGGCGTATCGAAGGAAACCCGGCACCAATGACTTGGGCTGGGCAGCAGGGAACTGGGGTAGCAATTAGCAGGGAAAACGATGGCGGTTGGTGAAATTCTAATTGATGTGGCGGGCCTCAAGGGGAAAAGCATTATGATTGCAACCCCGATGTATGGCGGCATGGGCGGCACAATGTATATGTCAAGCCTTCTTAGGCTTCAGGCCGAGTGCTTTAAGCTTGGCATTGGGTTTGAACACTGCTTTATGATGAATGAAAGCCTGATTGATCGCGCAAGAAATGGGTTGGTTGATCAGTTCTTAACCAAAAGCAACGCTGATTTCATGCTCTTTATTGATGCAGATATCCAATTTCGCTACGAAGATATCCTTGCCATGATGCATTATGACAAGGAGGTTATTTGTGCCCCATACCCAAAGAAGCACATTAGCTGGCCAACAATTATAGAGGCAATCAAGCACGGGATCACCGACATCCCCACCCTTGAAAAGCTTGTGGGCGAATATGTGTTTACAATGCTTGAGCCAGAAACAAAAATTAAGGAAATTGTGAAGGTGAGCGAGGCAGGAACGGGCCTGATGCTCATCAAGAGGTCTGTGTTTGCCAAAATGCAGGAGGCATTTCCAGAAAACAACTATATTTCAGATGCTTCTCAGGATTTGGCAAACAAAATAGAGCATAAAATGCATGCTTTCTTCAAGACGGGTATCTCTGATGGGAGATATTTGTCGGAAGACTACTATTTCTGCCATAAGTGGAGAGAGATTGGTGGAGATGTGTGGTTGTTTCCTTGGGCAATCACCTCCCACTTTGGCTCCTACCCATTTCAGGGGTCGTTGGGCACATTCATCGACACCGCCCGCCTGTTTCAGGAGGAGGAAAAGAAGAAGGAAGAGAAGAAAAAGGGAAAAAACAATGAAAAGCCTTGAAACTCTCATGTCTGAACAGCTTGATGGCAAGTTCTTTTGGGAGCACACCGTCACTGATGAAACCACCACGTCTAAAAATGTGTTGGAAATCAGGAGGGGGCAAAAAAAGTTTGCAGGAAATGCCTCCTCTGTAACCTCCCGCAATAAAATCCCGCATATTGAAAGAAAGATTGAAGCCCAGCAGCAAAAAATCCTCCTCAAGAAAGAGCAGGAATTTCTAAAGCCCGTGATAAGTGCGGTGGCCGCCGCTCATAACATCTCAGTGGTTGATCTGCTTGGAAAGTCAACATCCCCCCTCTTCACAAAAGCCAAGCAGCACTTTTACTGGGCTATGTTTAAATACAACCCATCTTTGGGTGTTCGTGAAGCCGGGATCATCTTGGGAAAGTGCCGCACAACAATCCGATACGGGCGTCTCATGTTCAATAAAAAGCAGGATTTCGCCAAGGTGGTTGAGGTGGAGAAGTTGTTGGGGATATTATAAAAAGCCCGCTTGGTGAAGTGGCATCACGGCTGTTTTGTAATCAGCAATCGAGAGTTTGATTCTTTCAGCGGGCACCATATACTGTGTTGATGAATTACGCAGAAATCATAAACAAAATCCCAGAAGCAGAGAAGCCGGAAATCCTCCGGCTTCTTCGTGCTTTGGATGAAGCCAAGCGGGTGGAGGCTTCCCGGGAGCATTATCTCCCCTTTGTGAAAGAGATGTGGCCGGGGTTTATTGATGGTCGGCACCATAAAATTATGGCTGAAGCCTTTGAGCGTGTGGCTAAGGGAACCCTGAAGCGTCTTATCATTAATATGCCGCCCCGCCACACTAAGTCTGAATTTGCCTCATATCTTCTTCCGGCTTGGTTTTTGGGCAAGTACCCAAACAAGAAAATCATCCAGACTGCCCACACCGCCGAACTGGCAGTGGGATTTGGCAGGAAAGTTAGGAATCTTGTGGGGAGCCCAGATTATCAGAAGATATTCCCCGGAGTGGGCCTTCAATCCGATTCTAAGGCCGCTGGGCGGTGGTCCACTAATAAGGGCGGGGAATACTTCGCCATTGGTGTGGGGGGCGCTGTGACCGGCAAGGGTGCCGACCTATTGATCATTGACGATCCACATTCCGAACAGGAGGCTATGGTTGGGCAATTTGACATGTCTGTGTATGA